AATTGTGTATTTCCAGTCAATCGTGACCAGAAGCGGGACCAAAAGCCCGGCTCTTGTGTGGTACTCATGCTATCACGACATCCTCTAAATATTCGTCAATATCAACGCGATTGGCAGGCTCAGGATTGCTTGACATCAAAGCGGCGGCGTTAAACATTGCAATCACAGGGTCAATTTTCCCCTTGCCTGATTCTTGTTTTGTCACCATCAATGCATTACCTGAAATTTTCCCTTTAGTGTTACCCACCGCCCATTTAACTAGCTCTTGTTTGGCTGGAATGAATGTTCCTGCGGCAAGTTTTCGCTCTAAGGTCATGCCATAGCCTGATAACTCAAAACCTTGCTTAACGGCGATTAATGCAGTCTCAGGGATTCCCGATTCTAATAAGCCATCTACAAGTGAAGGCATCCCCAAACGGTCAAGGCCAAAGCCCTGTTTAGGCATCTTTCCAGTGTCAAAAATACGTTTGGCAATTACTCCAGCCTGTGCCACGTCATCACCAATATTTTCAACAATTACAAGTTCTCCAGCCGCTATAAAGTCATCCATCCTTTGCTTATTTTCTTTTCTTCGTTCTAAAGCAATCGGATGCAGCCACGACATTGACCAACCACGCCATAAAGTGTGATTTTTTTTGTCTCGCCCAATGGCATACATCGAAAAAAGGTCATCAAGACCACCACCGTCAAAACCAACCGTGATGCATTCTGATTGTTCAATGAGATAATCAAGATCAAAAATGACTTCTTTTTTCTCCCAAAAGTCAGCACCAGCCCACCGATTAGCACGTAAATTCATGCCGATCTGCACATTTAGACGCTTTGCAAAGAAGTCTTTTAAGTCGTCTTCACCTGCATATTTGGCTTTTTCGTAATCATCTAAAAGCTGCTCAGGATCAACACTTGTTCCAAAGTTTGGATTTGGTATATGGAAGTTTGCTGGGTCCTTGTACTCTTCTGATTCGATCATTTCATCGGGAAATTCATAAATAAGAGGAAGGAACTTTTTATTAATTATCTTGCCGTCACGAATGTCACGGGCATAATCAAGTTTGCTTTTAAATACACCACAAGGGGGCTCTTTTGATTGAGTTGAAAGCCAAATTAAACAACCTTCATTACGTGAAGCTAAACCACCCGTTGCCTCACGGAACATGGATCCAGCATTAGACATGGTTTGGAATAAATGCAGCTCGTCAACCAAAATCCAAGAAGCTTTTTTACCGCCTGTAGATTTATCATCGGCCGCAACCACTTTAAGAGTTGCGTTGGTTCCTTGATGAGTAATTGTTTTTGTATGTTCAGAAATGGTCATCATTTCTTCTAATTCTGGATCCGCTCTAATCGCATCCCGAATTGGATTAAAAGAGTTGTCAGCAACTTCTTTTGTTGGTGCCAAAATGATGAGTTCAGCAGATAACCGGCTATTTAAAATAAAAGCCGTGAGCATAATGAATGCTGCAATTGTTGATTTTGTATTTTTCTTAGGAATTAAAAGAAAAAACTCATTAATCAAACGGCGTTTTGACATTTTGTCATACGCTCCAAAAATTGCAGCAACAAACTCTGTTACCCACTGCCGGACAATTTCCCCCATTTCTGGAGAGTCCAAAACATCTACAACTTTTAATGAATTAAATGTTCTTAAAGCAACATCGGCCACATCCTGAAAAAGTGGCTTGCATGGCATTAAGGATTGACCTTTGACAATGCGCTCCGACCAATCTGGGCGAGCTGTTGTCCAGTCTGGTAGTTTTGCAGTCATTTAAATGGCCCATGAAAAAACCGCCCGAAGGCGGCATAAAAATTTGTCTGACAGGTTGCGAACCCCTGTTTTAACTACGCTGTTTCGCCCATTGCTAGCGGGTAATTACGTTGGCAGTTGTGGTCCTCCTTCCTCCAACGCACCGTATCGCCTACGGATCCAGACAAAACTGAGAAACAAAAAACCACCCGTAGGTGGTTGTTATTCAGAAATTTTTTTAAGTCTTCTGTTCAATTAAGAATGCATCTAATGCTTTTTCGAGATCAGATATTTCATTTCCATCTGGTTGCCCAAGATATCCTTTTATGTAAATTAAATATCTTGTCTCGTCTCTATCTAAATGGTGGTAGTAAATGGATTCTTCACCAACTTTTCCAGATGCAATATCGACACCAGATCCATTAATTGTGTTAGGAAAATTAGGCGTTATACCATTTTCATTAAAACGCAATCTATATGAACCATCATTCAATCTAATAGTTTCTAAACGAACCAATTTCACTCTTAATTACCTCATAAAAATATAGGTTAATAATGAAGCATTACTGATAGAATATCAATATGAGTTTCAATATAAGTTATTGAATTCGCTATAGTAAATTATTAAAAAGACTTTCTACAATTTTTTGAATTTAATTAACTTGGCAATTGATTGTCCAAAGTGGCGTATTTGCCCGTTCTGGTAGCTTCTTTAGCCTTGTCTTGTTTAGTTTCTTTTTTGCCTTTTTCCGCAACCTTGCCGTGCTTATAAGGAAGTGCTGCAATTGCTGCTTGCATTCTTAACGGCAATTTATTGCCATTGAAGTTCATTACCTTGATTAAAAAGTCTAACGGGTCATCACCTTTAAACTGAAATTCCTCAAGCGGGTTTTCGTCTTCACCACTATTTTCGGGTTTGTTTTCAGGTTTAACATTTGGTTGACCAGATGTTAAAGAGCGGCCTTCTTTTTTGGCCTTTAACATTTCGATATAAACAATAATTTCGGGATCTTTTGCTAATCTAGCACCTGCTGCGGATGCAGTTTTTTCTGCATAACCTGCTGAAATTGCCGCTTCTTTATTTGTCTTGCCATCGACAATGGCAAGAGCAAATTTTTCCATTTTCTCTGTTAATGCCATTGCTCTACCTTTAACTTAATTTTAACTTTTTGCTTTAACTTTTTCTGAAAGGGAATTTTTTTTATAAATGAAAAGGGGGGCGGTGTCCAACGGCGAAGGGCTTGGAACTTTTGGCCTCCCCCCTGCCTGCTGGATTTTTACGCATCATTTTGGTGCTTCATGAATATGGTCAAGAATCTTCTTTTTACCATCATCCTTCACAACAAAACTAATCATGTTGCCGCTTCGCATATATAACATAGTGTTGTAAATGTATTGATCGTAATCTTTCTTACCATTCCAATTGAAAACGGCGCCTTCAACGCCTTGCGGGTCAAAGTACACCTCAGCGCCTGTGTTCGAGTCTCTCACAGAAATAAGTTGTGAAATCATTTTAAGGAACTCACTGTGTCTTAGATGGTGGTATTGGCTGCTTTATAGGGCGATTCTTTTGACACGGCATATATCCACCATGTGTACGGAAATAGAAGCAACCAATACAGTTACACTCATCTAAAAAAGAAATGGTTATAGAACCTTTAATAATCATTGCCGGCTCTCCTGTTGGGTTTTCTTCTTATGGCATGGAACACAAAGAGATTGGAGGTTGGATTCATCATCCGTTCCACCTCTGGCCACATTCACAATATGGTCAAGCTCTAAGTCTTTGGTAACGATGCCACAACATTGACAGGTCCACTCATCACGTAAATGGATCTTAGCTTTAAGACGGCGCCATGGGCGGCCACCACGACCCGAACCCCAATTGTTTTGTTTAGTATTCTTCTTGGTTTGTGCGGGTGCCTGTAGCGCCTGCAACTTGTTCTTGAATGTTTGGAGTTTCATTTAAGTTTACTCGCGCATCAACACCATTAAGCAAATCAATGGAGATCCAATCAATATCTAAACCTTTGCGTTGATATTCTTGGACCAACTTAACCAAGTTAAGTTCCAGTTGCTTTCGCTGAACTTCTGGAGTTTCAAGTTCAAGGACTATGAAAGGTCGCTCAGACTCTCTACCCAATTCATGAAAAGCCAAGCGATTATTAATAATGCTCTTCGGAATCATCATTCTCACCCATCTAGTGACTTAGATTTGTTGATTGGCTCGCCGTCTTCAAACATTTCAAGCACTGCACTTAACTGCGCCGACTGTTCAGCATTGACTTGTACCAAGATGCTGTTTTGCTCAATCAGTTTGTTATTCTGATCAAGCAGCTTGTTGGTCTGATCTATCAACTTAAGCACAACATCTTGCAGATTTGGTTCATTGCTCATTCTGGTAACACCATTTAAGGTCATCTGGTATGGTCAACATCACACCTAGATCCTTATGTGCGTGTATGTTGATCTTATCCAGATATCTAGTGAATTCTTTAATGGTTGCATTCTTACTTTGAAGATGGTCTTTAATGAAAGTGTGCACCAAAACTTGGTAGTCCTTTTCAAGCTGCTGGCGTTTGCAACCATCGAATGCTTGAATCACATCTTTAAAGTTCTGCAAGGCCATATACTTTTCAGCAGTTTCTTGCCGACTCTCAACATAGATCCGCGCAAGAAACTTTTTCTTGAAAAATAAATGAAGGTCATCTTTTGAGTTACCAGTCTTCTGTCTGATCTGCTCAAGCCATGCCCAATAAAGCCGATTTTGCGCGGCGCTCAAGATGGGACCAAAGTTTTTACACCTGAACAAGTTGCCGAGCATTTAGGTGTGCCAGTTGATGAGGTTATCAGTCAAGTTGAAAAAATAAGAGCAATTCAAGCTGAGCGAGTAAAACTTGCTTCTGAAAGTTTTGAAATTGACCCTTCCGATCTTCAGAAGATTCATTAAGGTGAACACATGAGTAAATTTAATAAAGTGCTTATTGGCCACCAAATTGAGCAGTTTAAATTGCATTGCCTAAAGCTATGGTTTGTAAGTGACTTAGCAGCAACTTATAAAAATTCAGACCTATTTGATTACTTCATTCATGATAGTGGATTTGTTTATTGGTCTAAGGAGCAAACTCGTCAACTTTGGGATTTTTGGCAATCTGCACAAGCTAATAAACCTTTAGAAAATTACCCTACTTATTCTGTAATTGGCTTAGATTTAGAAGTTGAAGAGCCACACTTAATACTGGGTGATGACTATCTAATGGTTAGTGAGTGTTTTCACACAAATGATGGGTATAAAGCACAAGAAAAGCTTCAGCAATTTAAACAAGCTTTTCCTAAGGCAATGATCACTAATAACGCCATTATCTCTTTAGAATATTTAGGTATTAAAAAGAAGCGACTTGAAAAAGAGCTTGGCATTACTAACGAGGGCTTGCTGCATGACTGAAGTAAAATTTGTTTCTATGCCTGCCTCTGAGTTGGAGCAGTTATTAGAAAAGGTGTGTGAGAAGGCCGTCTCAAAAGTTTTAGCAGCCCAAGGGGATGAACTGCTAAATATTACGCAACTCTGTGAACGTATTCCGGGCTTGTCATATCATTCTTTTAAGAAGCTAGCCAAAGAGCATAGATTCAAAGATATTAAAGGTCGCTATTCTCTTAAGGCTGTGAAAGCCGCGCTGCAATCTCACTAGATGTGGGATTGTAGTAAATCATTGCACGGCGTGGGTTGCTCCATCCAAACATTTTGCATAAATCTAATAGCTGAATTTTTTGAGCAATCCTCGTAGCTGCAGTATGGCGGCTATCATGAAAAGTAAAACCCTCAAGCCCCGCTTCTTCTTTTGCTTCACGAAATTCTACTGTTGCCTCGTCACTTGTAATATTAAATACAGGACCTTGTTTTTTAGGACCAATACTTTTAAAAATTTCCACAGCCTTCATGCTTAATGGTACTTCTCGTGCACGACCATTTTTGGTGAGGTTTAAAATCAAATAATTTTTATCTAGCTTTATTTTTTCCCACTTCAAATTGCAAATTTCAGAAAGCCTCATCCCTGTCTCTAAAGCAATTAAAAAAATATTTCTAAGCTCAGTAGACATAAACGGCAATAGAATTTCTATCTCCTCATCGGTAATTACACGTTCTCGATGTGGAGATTCAGCAGGAAACTTAATTTCACGCAATGGGTTTACTCCAAGCCATCTTTTTACATCGATGCACCATGAAAAAAAACCTGATAACAAAATAAATTCCCGTCTAATTGTTGCGCCTTTAACTTTGATGAGCCTTTGTTCCCGCCACTCTATTAAGAAATCTTTATTGATAGCTATTAATGGCAGATCTACATACATCGTTTTCAGCAAAAAATTTATTTTTCTTATTTCTTTCTCAGCACCACGCTTAGTGACTGAAACAGTATCGCGGAATTCAATTAAAGCGTCTCTAAAAATGATGTGATCGAAAACTTGTAGTTTTTCATTTTTTAATATTACTTCCGTTTCTTGCGCCCACTTCTTGGCATCACGTAGAGTGTCAAAGGTTTTAGATCTAGCGGGATGCGGTTTGATTCTAACCGTAACTGTTACCCTGCCATTACGCTTTTGAAATGTCGCCATGAGTTAAAATCTTGCTGCACTTTTGTTGCACTCAATTTTAAATTCTATGCAATTTAAATTGCAAGCTAATTAAATTAATTTTATAAGCAATTGTTTTTTATAGTTATATACAAATTATAATTTAACTCAAACATAAAAAAAGCGCTCCAATCGGGACGCTTTTTTCTTCTGCTTAGTTAATTCATTAAGCAGTCAATTCTTTTACTGCAGCTACTACAGCTTCAGTTGTAATACCAAAGAATTGGAACAAGTCTTTCGCTGGTGCTGACTCACCATAAGTTGACATACCAATTACTTTGCCATCAAGACCAACAAACTTCCACCAGTAGTCAACATGAGCTGCTTCAACCGCAACACGTGCACGGATATGAGCTGGTAATACAGCTTCACGATATGCAGCATCTTGTTTCATAAACTCTTCTGCACATGGCATAGAAACTACACGCACACCTTCAAGCTGAGCATAAGCTTCCATTGCTAAAGAAACTTCAGAACCAGTAGCAATAATAATTGCTTTCAACTCGCCTTTCTCTTGAGCAAGAACATAACCACCTTTTGCTGCATTCTGAATTTGTTCTTCAGTACGCGTTTGGAATGGCAAGTTTTGACGAGAGAAAATAAGTGCTGTAGGGCCATCTTTACGCTCTAAAGCAGATTTCCATGCAATTGCTGTTTCAACAGTATCAGCAGGACGCCAAGTATTTAAGTTTGGTGTACCACGTAAAGAAGCAATTTGTTCAATTGGTTGGTGTGTTGGACCATCTTCACCTAAACCAATTGAGTCATGTGTATAAACATGAATTACACGTTGTTTCATCAATGCAGACATACGCACTGCGTTACGTGCATATTCCATAAACATTAAGAATGTTGCCACGTAAGGAATGAAACCGCCATGTAATGCAACACCATTTGCAATTGCAGTCATACCAAACTCACGTACACCATAGTACACGTAGTTACCAGCTGGGTTTTCTTGAACACCTTGGCAACCTTTCCAAAGTGTTAAGTTAGAACCAGCCAAGTCCGCAGAACCACCTAATAATTCAGGTAATAAAGGACCAAATGCTTGTAATGTATTTTGACTTGCTTTACGAGTTGCTACAGTTTCAGCTTTAGCATTTGTCTCACGAATAAACGCATCTGCTTGAGCTGAAAACTCTGCTGGTAAATCACCGTTAATACGACGAAGTAACTCAGCTGCTTCTGTAGGATATTTTGCTTGGTATTGAGCAAATACTTCATTCCAAGCTGCTTCAGCTTCATTACCTTTTGCTTTAGCATCCCATGCAGCATATACATCAGCAGGAATAACAAATGCTTCTTCAGTCCAACCTAAAGCTTCACGAGTTAAGGTAATTTCATCTTTACCTAACGGCGCACCGTGACAATCTTCTTTACCTTGTTTGTTTGGAGAACCTAAACCAATAATTGTTTTACAAA